CTCGACGGATTCAATAAGCAGATTACCCAGGCGGGCATATTCGGCGGCTACCTGAAGCAGTTGAACTCCGAGGGTGGCCCGGAACTCCGGGACGCCGTGGCCGCCCTCGGCCCAGAGGCAGGCAACAAACTTGCCAAAGAAATCATCGACCAGGGCCTCATCCCCACGCTTCAGTCGAAGCTAGTCGACGTGCAGCACATGGCCGAAACGACGGCCGCCGAGATGGTGCCGCCGATGCTCATTGCTGGTGTGCAGTCAGCGGCCGGGTATCTGATGACCATGCAGGCCGAGCTAGAGGAATCCTCAACGCTGCTGGAGGAGATGGGCCGACGCATGGGCAAGACCCTCTCCGAGGCGATGGTGGCCGAAATTCGGGCAGCCCTAGCAGCCGCTGGCGTGGCGCAAGGCGGGGCCACCTCGATCATGGCCGGGGCACCGAATCCAAACATGGCGCAGGCCCAACTTATTGCAGGTAATCCGCTCATGAACGGCACGGCAATTATGCAGGCGATCCAACGAGCCATAGCCGACTCGGATCAGCGGCTAGGCCGTACCGGGCAGGTGGTCCTGCAATGACCAGCCCAGTCACTCACATCATTATCGGGGGCGTAAGCCTGGACCTGGCCGACGTCGAATACCAGGTGTCGGTTACTCACGCCCGAAATGACATTAAGTCGCAGCCCGAGGCCTCGACCGCCGTTATCTCACTGCGAGGTGCTGAGGGTCTGAACATTGACCTGACCGCAGTAGTCGACATCACGACATACGGCTTCCGCAGGTTCACCGGGGAAGTGACCGACCTAGCGATCACTCACCTATCCTCGACCCCGCCCGTAGCGATCACCACTATTACCTGTATTGGCAACCTCTCGAACCTAGGCTCCAGGATTACAGGCACTGGAGGCTACGCCTCAGAAACCGTATTCGCTCGGGCCGAAGAGATCCTGACCGACTCGGGCGAGACCTTTCTAAATGGCGGCACACAAACGCTAGAACTGTACGCCGTGTCGGCAGGCAACGCCGTCCCACAGACCTGCCTTGACGGGCTCCAGTCCCTAGCTGAATGGTCAGGCGGCACCTACTTTGATACGCCCTCAGGTGTCGTCGTCTTTGAATCTTACGGCAATCGAGGCTCAACCGCTTTTCCGGGCGCATGGTCAGCGCAGCTAAACACTTGGGCGAATGCCGAATCGAGTTGGGATTCTTACCCGACGTCTACAGCTGCAACTAGCCTGCCCAGTGATGGCGTGATCTTTACTCCAGCCTGGACCCAAAATCAGGTGTCGATCATTAATGATGCCACGGTGAGTCATGGCGACCCGCCGTCATATCACCAGGCCACGGACGCGACCTCAATCGCCACCTATGGCCGCCGCGCCCTCACTCTCGAAACAGGCCTCAAGGCGAATGCCGACGCGACCAGCCGAGCGAACGCGATTCTCCTGGCCCAGGCTTATCCATTGTGGAACTTAGGTAATATCTCGATCTACGTCGACCAGCTGACGGTCCCCGAGAGAGACCAGGTCCTAGCGCTGATCTCGGGCTCAAGCGTCCTAGTAAATGACCTGCCACAGCCTGCCCCATTCGAGCAGTTCCTGGGCCTGGTCGAAGGTTGGTCCGAGACGTACACGCCGGGTCAGCACATTTTGACGCTCTCGATCTCAGACCCCAGATATTCGTACCAGACGGCTACCTGGGCAGACGTGTCCCCGACGCTACAATGGGGCAACGTAGATCCGAACATCATTTGGTACAACGTAGTATCCGCCGACGACCTTTTAGCCGCCTAGAAAGGGCACAGCATGGCAACCACGACAGGAGGCTCGACCTACGTCGTTTCGACGGATCTCGTAGCCAACTACCCCACATCCTCACTGGCCCTAGCCAACAGGGTCGACGTCGTAGCCTCCGGCTCGATGTCCAAAAAGACCGCGTCTTACACGGTAACCGTGGCCGACATTCTGGCTGGTACGACTATTTGCATGAACTCGGCTAGCGCAACCGTTATTACGTTGCCCTCGACCAGCCTGGTCAACGGCATGATGCTCAACGTATTTAGCGTCAACACAGGCGCGGTCACCTTTACTGGTGGCACCGTCACGGGAACAGTCAACTCAATCAGCGCCCAATACACTGGCGTCAGCCTCACATATGACTCGGTTGCAGCTGTGTGGTGGTGCCTCCCTTTCGGAGGTAGTGTCGGCGCAGCCAATTTCACGAACACGGCGACCGGCACATACACGGGCTACAAGTATTTGCGGATGACGGGTAATACTTCCCTAATCATTGACCGTGCCGGGTTCTGTGACCTGCTCATAGTGGGCGCAGGTGCTGGTGGTGGCTCATGGGCAAATGCGTCACCGGCTGGCGGCGGTGCAGGCGGGGTCAACGTTGCAAACTCCGTTTACCTTGCGATCGGGACTTATTCCGTAGTTATTGGCGGCGGCGGAGCCGGAGGCCTTAACTCAAATTCTAGTTCTGGCATCAATGGTACAGCCAGCGTTCTAAGTGCCTTTATTTCGCCTGGAGGTGGCGGCGGGGCAGGTACGTACGGAGTTGGCTCAGGCGGAGCATATGACGGAATTATTGGCGGTTCAGGAGGCGGCGGAGCAGCCGGAACAGCAAATTTTGGTGCAGGTGGAGTAGGGACAACCACAATTGGTAACGCTGGAGGTGCTGGATATCCCAACGGCACAATTTCCCTAGCAGCAGGCGGAGGTGGCGGCGGAGCAAATGCGGCCGGAAGCGCGGGAACTGCCTCAACAGGTGGAGCAGGCGGAGCAGGAGTAGCAAGTTCTATCACTGGCGTATCAGTCACTTATGGCGGCGGCGGAGGCGGAGGTGGCGGCGTCACACTGGGCGCAGGAGGTGCAGGAGGCGGCGGAGCAGCCGTCTACGGAGTCGGAACAGCAGGTACAGCGAACACAGGCGGCGGCGGCGGAGCAGGACGCAACGGCAACGGCGGCGCAGGCGGCTCAGGAGTTGTAATTATTAGGGTGGCGGTCTAGATGGCTCATTTTGCACGCATCGACGAAAACAATTTTGTCCAGGAAGTCCACGTAATAAACAACGCCGACATCGACGGCGGCGACTTCCCCGATTCAGAACCCCTCGGCCAGGCTCTCCAAGCTTCACTAGGCCTCCAAGGTACGTGGCTCCAATGCTCCTACAGCGGATCATTCAGAGGCGCATACCCAGGCATGGGCTGGACCTACGACGCCACACTCGACCAATTCATTCCACCAGCAGCACCAGAGGAGACCCCGTGAGCGAGCAGCAGGCCGAGGAAATCATCGAGGCACTAGAGCCGGTCGAGGAGCCCAAGAAGCGCACAGCCAAGAAAGCCACACCCACGCCGACTAGCTCGACGCAACGCGCCCGGGCAATCGTGCTCGAGCGCCTCAAGAATCGTTAACCTGGGCTAATGCAGTGGACAGATATCGTCGGCGTAGCAGTCGGCGTGATAACCATTCTCGCCGCAATCCTCGCCGGCCTATTCTGGCTTATTCGCTCAGTCGTCCGGCAAGAAATCGAGCGGTACACGAAAACCATTCAGCCCGGCTACCGCAACGGCGGCAACAGCCTGGCAGACATAGCGGCAAAGATAGACGACATAGCAAGTCGGCTCTAGGACAGGTGGTGAGTCATGGGTAAATGGCTGGCGGTTACTTGGGAAGGTACGGTTGCTAAGAGCCTCGCAGGAGCCCTCCTCGGGGCCTTGGGCTCATGGCTTGCCACCGCCGAAGTACACCCCCTCATCGTGGCCCTAGGGGCCGCAGGCATACCCGTCCTACTCAACGCCCTCAACACTTCAGACCCGCGCTACGGCAAAGGCGCACAGCCACACCCGCACGATGTAGCCACGGCCCATGAGTTCGAGATCGAGGGCGAGTAATGGCCGCCTGGCGCCCGGTCGCAGGAGTGACAACTCTCCAAGATCAGGTCAATAAGCGGTGGCCCAAGCGCGACCGCAGAAGTGACGGCATTATCGGAGACAAGGCACACCAGAACCGAGCCTCAGACCACAACCCCGACTCACGCGGCTACGTCCACGCGCTCGACATCGACAAAGACCTTGACCCCAAAGACCCCAAGGCCGCGCAGCGCCTGGCTAATCAGCTGGTGGCCTACGCCGCATCCGGCATCCCAGGCTCGGGCCGGATCAAGTACGTAGTCTTCAACGATCAGATCGCCTCGGGAACCTACGCGAACTCGATGTGGAAATGGCGCGGAAGTGGTTACGGCCATTACGACCACATACATGTCTCATTTACGACTAAAGGCGAGGCCAACGGGCAAGCCTTCCCGCTACCCATTCTCAACACGCCCAAGAAATAATCGCGCAAAGCGCGTAAACCCTGCTACGTTCGACCTCGAAAGGGGAAACGATGAGCGAAATCATTACACCAGGAGAGGCCGCCAAGATCCTCGGCGTCTCCACAGATACAGTCGGACGCTACCTAGACCTCGGCATCATCGAGGGACACAGGACGCCCGGCGGCCAGAGGCGAGTAAACCGCGACAGTGTGGAGTCAGTCATCCGCACACGCGTATCGTCTACCGTTACGATCATTGAGGCCGGGTGATTGTCGCCGCCGTAGCAGCTGCGGCGCTCCTCGCAGGCCCGACATACGTGATCCCGCCCGACCAGGCCGCCTACGTGCATTGCGTGGCCGAGCGCGAATCACACAGCAACCCGCGCAGCACTAATCGGGCTAACGGCTATTTCGGAATGTTTCAATTCAATGACGCCCTAACCGATGGCTCGACATGGATGATGCTTGACTGGCTCAAGACCTGGCACCCTAAGCCGCTCAAGTTCGCGGCCCATCTCCGATCCATCGAGATGCACAAATGGCCGGCGAATCTCCAGATAGCGGCCATGGTCGAAACACTTAATCACCGGGGAAAGTGGACAGGCGCCCATCATTGGGCCGGGGGCCGCTGGACCTGCACACCAGGAAAGTAGGGGAAATGTCGCTTCAGTATTTTGTCAGAGTCCTGTTCTACATTGGGGCCACAGCCGCAGGCCTAGCCATCATGGGCCTAATCGGCTGGCTAGAGGCCCCAGGCCTTTAACAAACACAAACAAACACGAAGGGGAAACGATGCACCATGGAACCTTATTCGACACAACGGTTGACGACTGCTCTAGCTGTGGTCGGCCTCTCAGGAATAGCGTTTGCGGTTGGTGTGCTGCTGGGAGCGGCTATGACGCCAAGGCCGCAGCCACCGCAGCAGTCGTCAAAGATCACGAATGGCACCAACGCGCCAACGATTACAGGCGCAACCTTGGGCCTGGCCAGACAATCACAGCCGACGACCTCAGACTGCACGTGGGTCTACCCTGCGGATCTACTAACCAGATCGGCGCTCTAATGCATTCCTGGGCCTCAAAGGGCCTTATCCGGGCGTGTGGCTTTACGACCTCGATGGTCAAGGGCAACCATGGCCGAATCCTCAGAGAATGGGAAATCCTCGCATGATAGACATTGACCTAGAAAACCTTGATAAGCGTGATAATGAAATTTGGGTTCACGGTTACCTAACCGCCGTTTCCCATGTCCTCAAATTCTTGGAAAAGGAATTTCCGAATCCGACGCTTGGCATCCAAAAAGTAATGAAAAGAATGCAAGAGTTAGGGGAAACCAAATGATCCTGTACCAATGCAATGACTGCCGGACAATCATGCACGACGGCACATTCCTAACCGTCACTCCACGAATCGGTATTCAGATGCACTTCTGCTCATGGCGATGCCTCGAAGTATTGGCGGCCAATCATGGCGTTTGACCTCAGCCAATATGAAACCGTAGATAGCCGCATCCATAAGTTCTGGGCAGAACACAAGGCAGATGGCCGCATCGAGTCCCGGCTCATCGAGGTAGTACGCGACGACACAGGCCGACCGCTGCAATATCTCATGGAGGCCCAGGTCTGGATCGGCGACCGGCTAGCAGCTAACGGATTCGCCGAAGAGGTAGTGGGCGGCTCCCCGGTCAACAAGACCTCAGCCCTAGAAAACTGTGAGACGTCGGCAATCGGTCGAGCCCTGGCAAATGCCGGATACTCGAAAGAGAAGTTCCGGGCCTCGATGACCGAGATGACAAAGGCCGAGCGACTCACGGGCACACCAGATGATGACCCGTTCTACAAGCCTCGACCACAGGTTGAGACTTTCCCGAACGGTCAGCCTGTACCTAGCGTGCCCGGTGCGCCAAAGGTGTACGGAGGAACAGGCGAAGCCTCAGCCGCGCAGAAAGGCAAGATCCGGGGGACCGCTAAGGATCTCGGGATCACGACACGCGAAGAGTTTCTTGGCTTGGTCAATGCCTGCCTTATGGCAGCGAACCATGATACGGTCGCGTCTCTCGATGACCTGACAAAAAAGCAAGCATCGGACGTCATCGAGAAGATGCAGGAATCGACCACGGTCGAGGCATTTACGGGAGGGGAAACCGCATGATTGCAACTGCCAAGGATGTCCGGGCATGGGCGCAAAGCCTAGGCATAACGCAAGGCGTACACGAGGACATGCTGTCTGCGGCCGTATGGCAGGCATACCTGGAGACGCACCCCGAAGCATCTAACTAGCGCACAGCACCATCGCCGCATGGCAGCGCCCCTCATGCCATGGCCCCAGTAGTCGGGGGGTCTAACCCAGGTCAGAGCTGGTGGGCCTGCCATGCGGAAATGGGTGCATGGTTGCGGAGAAGATGCAAAACCCGAAAGGGTTAGAGGATGATCGGGGAAAAGACCAACCCAACAACCATTGGCCGCTCGGCCTGACCCCGCAGGGGTAAGGTCGGGGCGAGTGGCCCAAACGCTAGGGGAAACTAAATGCACACTCCAACAGAACTCGACGCCCACTGTCGCAAGCCGAACTGCAACTGCGGCCACGTCATCTGTTACCGAGGCTGGATAGACACCGACCACACCAGCCCCTGCCAGTTCTGCCGACCAGACACGCACGAACGCTGGCTCATGGCCTGCCAAGCCCGACAGAAGGGCTACCCCCTAGAAGCCGTCAACCGAATCCTCGGCAAAGCCAGGCCACGATGAGCAGCCTCCACTCGACAGCCGCCTATCGAGCATGGCGCAAGCAAGTCCTAGCTAAATGCGAACCCACCTGCATCCGATGCGGCTACCCAGTTGACATGAGCCTGCCCGGCTCACACCCCGACGGCCCCACCGCAGACCACGAACCACCCCTAGCCGAAACAGGCGAAATCGCCCCCAGCCTCGACCAAGCAGGCATCGCACACCTCAGCTGCAACCGAAGCCACGGAGGAAAACTCGGATCAGCCCGAGCAACCGCAAAGCGCAACGGAAAAAAGTCAACAACCGCTTTTTCAGAGAGACGATCCGACAC